AGTCTGTTTCCATGGATCTTCATAATCACTGTCTTTATGATAAGGCAATGGGTAAGCATTTGGGGTGGACATTGTGCCACTATGACATCTGGCATACTTGATTATGTCAGTAGCATAGTTCTTAATCTCCTCCAGATCAGCATGAATCTCTTTGTAGATCTCCATAGCATTCTTCTGGGTGGGTATCCCCTTAACTTTTTCTTCTATGTAGTTTGCTTTCTCAGCGTTGATAAAATCAACGAGAGTCTTAGCTTGACTAGAAGATATTGTCATACCAAACATGTGGTCTGTTCCTTTACTATAGTACATTCACACCAGAATGTCAATTCAAGTAGATTCCGTTATTACATGTGATTCTAAATTCGCTTCCAGATGCTGACATATTCGCAGTGCCTGATGCACTCATCATAAAATCGTTTGTGTTTATCTTAACATCTGTACCGCCTGTCTGGAGTTCCCAACCTACTCCGCTACTGGTTGAGGTGTCCATACCAGAGGGTTGTCCACCCTCTATACAATCAATATTTTGTCCATGAGCAATAGTTTTTACCTTGCCTTGGACTTCTGTAAAACTGTTTCTACCAACGTTGTCATACTGACAACCCTTGACATTAAATCGAAGGTCACCCGCTGATTCTAACGCGAACGTTCCTCCTTCTTTATCCATCCTGATCACACGGTTACCTTTTATAACCTCTGTTAACTGACCACCTCCCTGCATGTCCAGCTTCTTGAAGGTGCATCTTTCGTTAATAGAGTTAGCTATGGTTCTGAGTTCATTGTCAGCATTGATACCAATATTGGATGTAGAATCTATCATTATAGTTCCACCAACCTTTAGTTGATATTCACCGTCCACTCTGTCATACCTATTGCCCTCTACCTCTGTGTGTAGGTCTCCCTCCACATTAAGGTGAGCATCACCGATAACTTGAATGATAAGTTTGTCGTCCTTTTTGTTTTTTCCGACCTTAAGGGTGGTCGTTCTGTCACTATTTAGGTGTAAATCCCTTGCACTGATGATATAAGTATCCTTTTCTTCGTCCATTTCGATCAAAGAACCAGTCGCACCATGGATTATTCTGATCCTTTCACCCTCTTTTGTATTGTCAAATTCCATTACATGACCCGCTGAGGTCACTGTAACCCAGTTCTTCGGATAGTTCGTGATGTGTTGAGGATTATCATTATTCTCTTCACTACCATCGAACAGATTTGTCTGTGTGGTATCTTGTCTAGCCATTAGTAACCTCCTCCATAGTTACCACCGCCACCGCCACCACTGCTAGGTGGATCATTTTGTTGTGGTGGTGTTGTATTTTCTGTAGGTGGATCAACTGTAACAGGTGTGTCTGGTGTCTCTGTGATACCACTTGCTATGGTAGTTGTACCGCCTGATGGGTCTGACACACCTGATACCTGTGCTGTTTCTTCAACCTGTATTGTTGTATTTGGTGGATGACCAACACAATCAATGTAAGATTGAGATTCAAATATTTCGTTGAATTTAGTAGGTCCTACGTACTGATATGTAGGTACAATGTTAGCACCATATCCTTCTGGATCTACGATCCGAGGTCGTACAAATCCTAGTGTCTTTGTGCTGATAGTTGGGGTGAGTAGTCTACCCTGTGTATCAGTAGATATGTCACCTATCTCATTAGGTCCGACATATATCTTAGGATTTTTATATCCTTTACCTACGTTTGTGATGTCGATAGTGTCAAGCACTGGTAGTATGTCATCACAGTTAGCATATAATGCTGTAGCATTAGCAGGAATAGCGAGGTCATAGAACTCCTTGAGTGGATTAAGTTGGAACTTAAATGAACCACCAAGTGTCTGTATCTTTAGACCAGGTGGAATCTTATCAGTTTTCTCTAGTGTTGCTAGAGCAACCAGTCCAGTGTTATCGTAATCATATTCTATTACCTGTAGTATTGCTGTATTCGGATCACCATCTGATTCTTGATAGAATAGTACATCTCCTGTGTCAGCATAGTCATTTAATTCTACCTTATCTACAAGGAAGAATCTCTGTTCTCTTGGGCAATATGTATTGTCAGGATCTAATCCATAACCTACGCCTGGTTTGTTTACCCTTACTTTCTCTATCTTACCATTTTTAATGATAGGGGTCAAATCAGCACCAACACCCTCTGGTTCATTACATGTGAACATAGCTCTGACTCTAGCAGTTGTATTGATATTGGATCCTTTGTTTCTCATCAACACACCCACCATAGCACCTATGTCATCAATGATAGGTAACGCTCTGATGAGACTTGTAGACTGTGCATTGTCAAAAATTAATTCTGGGAAGCAAGGTTTCTTACGTGTGTTGCTTGGACTACAGTTTAGAGTATCAAAGTTGATCGTACCATCTGATGCACGTATAGGATATACACTGTCAAACTTCTCTATTAAACTCTTACCTTTCTCAAATGTCTTGGATGTTACACCTGTACCCGCAGCTCCAACCTCTGCGAACTCACCATTCTTAGTGTTAAATGCTTTCTTAACAAGTTGACCACCTATCAACTTGGTGACTGGAACCCATCCACGTGAGTTAGGTATAGCTGTGCCAACTAGCTGAGTCTTACCATCTTTCAATGCACTCTTCGCAGCATCACTATACTGACTCATCTGTTTCATTTGTTTATCACCTTCACTCTCTTTACCTCCTGCTCCTGTCTCGAATGTTGATAATCCAAGAGCACAAGATAGATCACCTTCACAAACCATGTCGATGAGATCTAATACTTTGTTTGTAATCTGTTGGATGAGAGCAGCATTGTTCTTGATAGCACTCAATGCACCATCAAGTATACCTAGTGCAGTGTCAAGACCTTTCATCAACTTGTCCATCAATCCACCAAACAAGTCTGAGAATATATCTTGTGCCAAACACAACGCAGCGTCTAGTGCTTGTCCTATAAGATCATTCAGCAGTCCACCGATGACATCTGCCAGTTCATTGAAGAGTTGTTTGAAGAGACAGTCAACAAGATCTCCTATGTTCTTGAGCTGATCCACAGCTGGATCTAATAAATCTGGATCAGGAATCTTGATGTCATTGATAACCTCTTGTATGTGCTTCTGTGTCTCTTTTAATACTGTACCCTTGACGTTAGCCAATACACCACCCATAAATCCTTGGATCCTATCTTGGATCGCTTCTATCTCTCCTGCTACGTCTTCTATCTTACCTGTAGTTTTATTGATAAACTCACCTATATCGTTCTTCTCTATACCTCTAGCAAACTTTAGGAACTCAGCAGTAGCACCCTTGATCTTCACATCTGCGGGTGTACCACACTTACCATTACCTACATGTATAGTATATTTCTTTCTCTCATCAGCCTTCTTCATTGCCTCAGTCTGTTGCTGTGCATCACCACGTGGGTTGACTGTTGAGACTGTATCTTCCTCAGTAGTTTCTTGTTGTACAGGACCGCTTGTGTTACCTGTACTGGAATCAGTTGATGTTGTGTCAGCTGTACCACCAACTATACCACCACCTGTACCATGTTTGTCTGGATCATAGTCTGGTGCATGTATCTGTTGATATGCCTTACTACTCTCTTCTGGTAGTTTAGTGTATATGTCATTTGGGTTCTGGTCACTGATACTACCCATGATGATAGGTATCTGAGCTGAGGATCCATCCATAAAGAATCCAACTACCCATGAGCTAACCTGTAACTGTTGGATAGAACCCATGCCACTCTTCATGGCATAGACAGCTGGCATGATACAAGATGCCCAAGGTAAATCTCTGGTTGGTAGTACCTCTTTGTCTGGGTTATGATACCCTACAATTCTAACCTTAACCTTACCTGTATAATCGTAATCTAGTGACTCCTCACCATTGTTCTCTGGATCTGACCCGTCGTTCTCGACTTGTCCTATCCACCAGTTGAACCCATCTTTACCGATGGCATGTGCTGCACTTTCTAAATTCATCCTACACTATCTCTGTACAGTGTGACCTGAGTAGACATGGTGTCTCTCTCTGTCAAGAATTGACGATATATCTTACCTATTATGTATCGACCACTATCCTCAACGTTTATTTCACCAGACTTAGCATCATATTTAGTTACCATAACTACATCTCCGATGTATAAGTCCATCTTACCTTCATACTGGAAGGTAGCTGACTGACTGAAAAACAACTGGTTCCTAATCATGGACTGACTGAGCTGTCTGGTAAGGTCTTGTGTGTATGTACCTTCTGTGTACATAGCTGTGTCCATGACCTTAGACATAATTCTAGTCGGTGCACCACCCAGTTCAGTACCACCAAATCTTCTGAAGAACTCTGGTAGTTCTGCTGTTGGGTTTAGTTTCTTCATTGAAGAATAGAAGTCATTAATAAAGAAGGGAACCTCTTCATACTTGAAGTCCTTCATGTCTAGTGTAAACGTGGTACTAGCATAACTACCGAGGTTGAGACCACGGAATATGTCCGACGCACCTGTTACAGTGAATCCATCTACAGCAATAGTTTCTTCATCTAACTCATCTGCTGAGAAATTTACCTTTATATCCTTAGCCTTTGGTTGCTCTACCAAACCATCCATTGCTTTGAAATGATATCCTCTTCTGTCTTCATAGAATAAGTACCCCGCACTCTTCTTACCACTACCATCCTGTAATATAGATCTCCACGCTAACCATGAGATAATAGTATATGGATCCCAGTATGGACTTACGAAGGATAGTCTAGTAGCACTCTCATCAACGTCAACTGTCTTGTCTGTCTTTATCTCTGTCTTCATCAACTCTGTTACTAACTCATGAGTGAACTTACCTCCTCCCTTACCAAATCTACGGGAAATTTTTTTAGCAGAATTTTTTACTGCATCAACTGAAACGCAATAGAGAGTTGCCTGTGATTTCTTACCATCTATAACCATCCTGTCCTTGACATCATATATGATCATACTATATGTGATCACATTATCATAGGTGTCAGTCCAGCTGATGTCGATAGGTTCCATACCTTGTATGTTTGATAGAACTGATGACGATGAGTCATTCAGTTTAAGTATTACCAATACATTTGACTTAGTGATGTCCTCGATATAATGTAACTCTAACAAGTTATTACTGGTAAATGGTTGCACTATCATACCCTGCTGATCCAGTTCTGGATCATACATTGACATACCTATCTTTAGGTCTAGTAGTTCAAAATTACTTTCGTTCTTCATACTATGTCGTGGGGTGTCTGTCCTCCATCTACAATACTAATGCTATGTAGTAGATGCTTGCTAGGTTTTAGAGGTGCAGGAGGTAGTGGATCTTCCTCACCAATACCCATGGGAGTGTTACCCATCTTTGCTATAGCTGCCATGATCGCCTTTGTACCTTCGTCTGATGAATCACCCATTGCACCGAGTGCTATATCAGTCTGTTGGTTGAACATCTGCTCGTTCTCCATCATGACTTGGTTCGTTAGAGTGTTTATATCTTGACTATTATATTGACTACCTTCTGATGCAGGTTGTACTTTACCTAGAAGTTTAGATATGACTCCACCAGCTGCTTTGATACCTCTAACCATAGGGGCATTTGCCATCATATTCTTAGCACCCTGTGTGATATTAGTGATGCTATTTCTCATAGCATCTATCTTAGTGTCACCTGATGTTGATAAGGTGTCAGGTGCTACTGGTTCATGTGATGCACCACCAATACCTAAGTAACCAGGTGCACTCCTTACAAGTGATGGACCTCCCTTTGGTTCATAATCTTCCATGGTATCATCTGAACCATAGGGATCAACTATCTTCTGAACATCAGCTGCGAACGCATCTGATTCTGCCATTGCTTCATCATATGTCTGCGGACCTTTTTTCTTCTTCTTACCGCCACCAAACATTCTACCCAAGGCACCGACTATACCACCACCTTGTACAAAGTTCATGAGTTTATTTTCTTTCTTTTTCTTCTTAGTTTTTACACCAAATGTCTTTCCTACCTTAGATACCTGTCCTTCGATTGCTGCTGTCTCACCACCTGGCACGTCTATATTGTCTAGCAATCCTGCTAATCCAGCTGCCACTGCCTTGAGTGGTAGTGCCATGGCATCTGCTAGTGCTTTCTTATAGTCTTCTAGTCCTAAATCTTCAGTCAGCTCACTGGCAACGTTCTTCTTACCTACCAGTCCTAAGCTCTCTAGTGACTTGACACCTGATTTTGTTTCAGGTCTCTGCCCAGCTGTTGGAGTTAGAGAGTTCATCATAGGTGATGGAGCTACAGCACCACCCTCCTGTAGTTTGAGTTTAGGGGTCTGTTGCTTCTGCCAACTGAATACTCTACTCTTTGGTTTTGGTTTATCTGGTTTAGGTTGTACAATCTCTGCGTCAGCACCATCATCACCCTTATCTCCCTTGTCACCTTTCTCTGGTGCTTCTTTCTCTACGGGTGCTTCTTCTTCTACATAGTCATCATCTTCGCTGTAGTCATCTGATGAGGTCAGATCCATAGGAGGGAGAGCACCTGGCGATATGAAGTTAGCAAACTTCTTCATCGTGGTCTGAGCTTTCAATACCTCATAACCATTTGCTAAGTCTTTCTTTATCCTACCGTTAGCTGAGTCATCTCTCTTGTCTGCCTCAGCAAGTTGTTGCATGTTCTCAGCAAGCAAGAAGTCCTTATACTTGTCCTCCTTGAACATTGACTTGAGCAGATCATTACGATCATCAAAGAGTTTCGTAAGATCACTTAGAACCTCATGTACGTCATCTATACTGGGAAATTTATCCATGTTCTTGCTCATAACTTAACGTATCTCCCTGAGAATGTATCGACACCATAAGCATCCATTACCTTTGCTTCGACTGTCACGACTTTAGTCACAGGTATTGGTATAGGTTTTGCCACAGGCACTGGGTAAGGAATCATCTTAGGTTTCTGTGGTTTGCCACCACCACCAAACATGTTACTAAACATACCACCTACAGCACCAAGTAAACCAGGACCTCCCATAGAACCATTACTGGTTGGCCACCTGACAGTATACTGTAGTGGATAACCATAGCTAACTCCACCCTTACCAGACTCAGCTGGAGGTTCAACAGCAGAGAATGATAGTAAAGGAGCATAAGGCATAGGATTTCCTGCTCCACCGTACCTAGTTGAATTCTTCTTATTATCTGCCTCAAAGTGAAGGTGAGGTCCTGTGGAACTACCTGCACCAGGATCACCTACCTCTCCACCAGTCTCAGCAAGTTTCTCTCCTGCTACAAACTCACCAGTTCTCTTGATAAACTTACTTAGATGTGCTATACGCATCTGTATCTTAGTCTGTGGTAACCAGACATCCATCATATTTCCATATCCTCCAAACTTACCAGCTGCTAGAATCTTACCACCCTCAGTAAATCCTACGGGTGTACCTACAGGAGTTCCTATATCCACACCACCATGAGGTTTTTGTCTCCCTTCAGTTGAACCATAGGTATCAGTGATTGGGAAGTTCCCGTATGATGTAGCACTATCTGAATCCCATGATTCTGAAGTGGTTACACCATTGACAGTTGATATCTTATTAATTACTTTTCTCTTCCTAAATGTTTCTGCCTTAGCGGGTCTATTGAACATTGATCCAACTGCACCAGCTGCTAGTCCCATAGGTGTCATCTTGAGTGCTGACTTAGCTAGACCCATGGCACCACCGCCTACCCTCTTCAGGAATCCTGAAGCCATCTTTGCTATCTTACCACCCTTGAACACTGCTAGAGGCTTTCCCTTCTGTCCAAATACTGCTGCTATCTTCGCTGTCTCACCCAATATCCTTGATGATTCTGCTGTTGGTACGGGCAATGTAGACAAGAACCCCGTAGTGACATCTGTTAGTATGTTACCAACTTTACTTAATAGATTACGGAATACAGGACCTAACTTAGAGTGTGGTACAACAAGTTCTGGTTCGCCACCCTCAGCTATCAGTGCTCGTGTAGGTGAAGTTACCTCACCACCGTCCTTCATACCAGTGACATCTTTAGCAACCAAAGCTGCGTCCAGTCCTGCTGATATAGCAGTACCAGGACCTGGTATTGTAGATGCTATACCTGATCCTGCTTCCATGAGAGCACCAGTTATATCACCCCTCGCTAATCTTTGAAGACCAAAACCTAGTCCAGCTATCAAACCTACGACTGGTATCTTCTTCAGTCCTATCTTGACTGCGGTCTTAGCAGCCATTTTAGTTGCTACCTTTGCTCCTGCCTTCTGTAATCCTTTCTTAGCACCAGTCTTGACTAACTTCTGTACTACTTTCTTCTTAGCTGACTTTGGTATTACTCTATTGACTAGGTTGGCACCCTTATCTTTGACTGCTGATAGAGCTGTCTTACCCGTCTGGAGTACCTTTCCTCCTACCTTCTTACCTACATTCTTTACCTGTGCTCCTAGTTTCTGACCTTGCCTAGACATAAACTTTTTAGCTTTGTCTATCTTGAGGACTCGGTTGACCTTACGACCAACTTTCAGTCCCCCTGCCTTCATCTTACGTTTCAGTTTGGTGATAGGGTTCCTACCCTTCACCTTCTTCATCCTCTCCTTGAGGGTCATTTTATTACCCTTCCTCTGGAAAAACTTTTTAGGTATAGTTGTACCTCTATTGTTTTTCTGTTTTACCTTCTTCTCTGCTTCTTTTCTTTTCTTACTTACAACTGTGACTTTGGTCTGTTGAACCTGAGTCATGAAGAACATCTTCTTCCTATTTCTGAGATATGAAATATATTCCATCTCAGTGTCGAGCATATTTTTGGCACTAGAAACCATACTACCTGATACAGGCAGTAATTTAATACCAAACATAGCAGCGACGCGAGCCTTCATCTACGTGTCCGTTTCTCTTTCTCTATACGTTCCCTTTCATCCTTTAACCACTTCGAGAGCATATTGACGTAAATGTCACGCTCCCATGGGATCATATTTTCTATGTCACTCAAGGTATATTTATGGTGTTGCACCAAGGCAAAATTCGTTGTGTAGAATCTTGCTAACCCCTCTTGGAACAGGGCTATCCGAAAAAATTGACTAATCCCTCGATGACTGCATTCGTTTTAACACCTGATTTAGGATTAGTAACTGTAAGCTCATGCCTAAGAGTAGGCATAGTGTCAAAGAAGTTTTGGATACTTTCAAACTGATCGTTAGTAAGTTTCTCCAACCATGCTTGAGCTTCTTTTGCTGTGAAGGATCCACAATCTTCTCCTTTATTATATACTCTGTCTATACATGATGACACTAACTCGTATGGGTCAGTGGTCTCTTCTGTGAAGTTAACCTTAGTAAAGTATTCTAGGTTAGGATACTTCATCTGCACCACGATGTCCTCAGTCAATTTAATTGTTGACTCATGTCCGTCTGGAAAGTTAACTTTGACAGCATCCACTGGGAATGACACTGGAACTTTAGTATCAGGGTCATCATCACATGGAACTTCTACATCAATAGTCTCTTGAATAGATCTACCACGTAATTGTAGGAAGATGTATTCAACGTCAAAGATAGATAGGTCATCCATCTTGAACCTAGTGATGATACATGCTTTAAATATATTCTTTATCGCTTCTAGTATTTGTACACTATCATTCTCTTCTAGTGCTAGAATCAGAATCTTCTGTTCTTTAACAAGGAAAGGGCGATATTTTAATTTCTTCTTCGATGAAGGTATGACCAACTCGTAGGTTGGCGTAACAATATCAGGTAATGGCATAATAAATTAGTCCGTATATATTATATATCAGGTTCCTGAGACTTGTACTCTCTGCTCAAACTTGAACGGAGTGTACTCAGCATACTCATAGTACATACCTATACTTAACTTGACAACACCAGATCCTGCTGAACTGTAAGGTATAGATGACATCATATATGGATATGACTTACGCAACTGTACGGTGAACACGTGATAGTTTGCTGTGGGTTGTAGGTTGTTTGTATCTGGAGAAAATTTTTCGTACTTCTTTATTATTGTATCACATGTATAGTCATTATAGTAGTGTTGAGCTAATGCTCTTGCTTCCTTCTTACCTGATAGTACGCCAGGATCACCAACGTCAGCACCTTGTATAAACTGTTGCCATGCTGTGAAGAACTTATATGCTTCTGACTTGACATCAAGTATACATGAGAAGTCCATCTCATTATATACCTTTGCCATTGCGGGTTTCATAGTGATACCCTTGTGTACTTGCTTCACATCCTGACTGGTTAATGACACGCCAGGTATCTGTGCCTCATTGATCATGTCAACCATGAGGTTATTATAAGATGTATTTTCTATCTGATATTCATCTATCATGAACTGCTTCAACTTATCGCCACAAGCAAATTCCAGATCAAATTGATTGGTAGAACTAGGTCCTCCTCTGGTCTGTAGGTCTGATATGAAGGATGTAACGCTTTTGAGAGTCATAAATACCCATATGGGGTGGTATTTTTATTTATGTCTCTAAAACAAGGTAAATTCAAACCTAAGAATTATAAGAAATATAAGGGAGATCCGACTGAGATATTTTATCGGTCTGGTTGGGAACTCAAGTTCATGAATTGGTGTGATAGCGATAGAGCAGTTGTTAGTTGGTCATCTGAGGAGATAGTAATACCATACAAATGTCCTACAGATAATAAGGTGCATAGATACTTCCCAGACTTCTGGGTAAAGATCAAGGAACCAACAGGAACTAAGCAATATCTGGTAGAGGTCAAACCTCTGAAGCAAACACAAGAACCTAAACCCCAGAAACGTCAAACCAAACGGTACATCACGGAGGTCATGACCTATGCTAAAAACCATGCAAAGTGGAGGGCAGCTCAGGAATACTGCGATGACAGAGGAATCAACTTCCGACTCATCACAGAGCGAGAGCTCAGAATTAACTACTCTGCTCCAAAGTCTAAGAGGAAGCAAAGTAAGTAAACCCCAGCTAAGAGAAAAAATATTTGAAGCACTCTACGACAATGCCACAGAACAACCAGAGGTAGGTAAGTGGTATTTCTTTGAATATGATCCCAAATACAGAGATAGTATAAAGAAATGGGATGAGTACCCACTAATAAAACTCATGGAAATTAAGAATGATAGACTGTTAGGTATGAACATTCACTTCCTTAGACCAAAAGCTCGTCTTGGGTCACTAAATAAAGAAGAAGCTCCTATGGAGACACTTCGTTACTACATACCTAAGAATGCCGACAACTTATTCTTCGAGATACCAGAGGAGGATATGCAGGCAATGAGTCAACTACCACTAGAACAATTCCATACAAATAGATAATGGCTGGAAATAGAGTATTATATGGCGATGATCGAACCTACCCTAAAGGTTTGACTGATATCCCTCTTGCATCTTATTTTAAGATCACTAGGTATCAGTATAATGAAGGATTAAAAGCTGCGAGAGAATCAGGTCAGAACGATGCTCAGACAGGACTAGGTAATATTGGTGGTGTAACTGACGTTGTAAGAAAAGGTAATGAGTTCCTCTATGGAGGTACAGACGGTGGAACCACTGAGGGCGATCAAAGAATGGAAGCACTCAACAATGAACTACAAGCACTTGCGTTAGCTGATATAGGTAAAGGGAAAGGTAGAGCTGGTGTAAAGAATGCAGAGAAGAGAAGAAAACAAGTATTAGCAAAGATAAGTCAAGGTGAGTATGAGCATCTATTCAGAGACGGTCCTATCACACTACAAGACGGAACTGTTGTTGAAAATGCTAACGAGTTAGCTGACATAAAGAATGAATCATATGAGACTGCGGATACAGTCCCTACAATATATCGTCTACCCATGCCTAATGAGTTTCAATATTCATATGGTGCATCATGGGGAAACACATTCAAGTTAGGAACCATGGCAAGAGTTCTTGATGACCCTACTGGGGCTATCGGTCAGATGCTTGCTACAGGTACTATTGCGGGTGTGACTGACGCACTCGGTCAGATTGGATCTAACTTTACAGATGGACTGAATGATCAAGCGGGTATGGATATATCTAAATCTCTTGGTAAAGCATTCAAGGGAGCAACAGATCCACTTGGTGTAAACAGTGACATCACACAGCCAGCAAACTTCTTAGGACTAGCAGGATTAGCACCCAATGAAAATGCCATCATGATGTTCAGTAAAATGGAAATGAGATCCTTCTCATTATCATTCGAGTTCTTTGCTCGTGATGCTGAGGAAGCAGAAAATATTGATAAGATAATCAATGGATTTAAAACTGGTATGCATCCTGTTGCTAACGCTAAAGGAACTGGTGGTGTACTAGGTTTCCCAGATCTATTCAAACTGGAACCATGGTTCGGTGCTATAGATGAATTTGGTGCTGTTGTTGATGGTGGTCAACCACATCCAATGATGCCACGTTCTAAGATGTGTGCTCTTACTAATCTTAATGTAAACGCATCACCATCAAATAATTTTGTCACCACTAAGGGTGGTGAAATACCATTACAAACTGTCAGTTGTACATTTGCTGAGACAACAGCACTTACATCTGCTGATCTAGAAACAGGTAGATTCTAATGAGTTTATTTCAGAACGCACCCAATGTACTATACAACTATACGGATCAACTTTTAGATCCTAAGTATTATCGTGCCAAGAATCTATGGAGAAGAAATAATATTAGAGACGATTACTTAGCCTCTGTTGTTATCTTCGATGATGTCTTCATAAAAACTGGTGACACACCAGAATCAATAGCATTTAACTATTACAAACAGGCAGACTTAGGTTGGACTATCATGATAGTGAATAACATCACTAACTACCATGAACAATGGCCACGTACATCTGATGCTTTGAGAGACTATGTGTACCAAAAATACGAAAACCCCGCTGCCATCATGATGTATGAGACAACGGAGGTTACTGATGCTTTGAATCGTAAAATTGTAAAGGCAGGACTTAGAGTTCCAAGTAACTATCAGGTCACATATTATGATGGAACTGCGTCTGCGGGTGTAACTGTAAATCCAGTATCACCTGTGACATACTATCAGTATGAAGAGAGATTGAATGCTGAGAAAGAAAAAATTAAATTAATAAAACCCATCTATATAAAAGAATTTGCTGATTTATATACAGCATCCCTTCATAAAGGTGGGTCGTTAGTTATTGGTCAGAATAAATCTGAAATTAAAATAGATTAGGGGATGAATCCTGTACCTGTGTCTATGTCACCAAAGTCAACAAGTCCTTGTGTCTCAGGTGTGTCGATGGTGTAAGTAAATCCATCGTCTACAAAATTATATTCCATACCGTCTAATTGGTCTAAATCGCCACCAACTCTTTCATCAGTAGAAGAGAAGGTGGTTTTGTGGTCTTCATCGAAGATTTTTAATCCTGCGTCTGTTAACACATGATCGTACATCTTGTTGAATACTTTTGGTGGTATGGTACAAATATGAGCACCATTCCAGAATGCGAGTGTAACCTTAGCAACGTCACGAATAGATGCTGCTAACACTTCAGTATAGATGTTG